TTTGAGCCATTTCGCGCCATATAGCGATCGCTTTTGTCACATTGTCTAGTTCGGTTGATTCTGCATTTGCTTCAGCTCCTTTAGCCTCTGCCCCCGCTTGTTTTTTCTTCGACCGAAGTGTTAATAATGTGATCAGAAAACCGCCTCCAAACACCAGGTTAAAAACAAGGCTTATAATTTGAGTGTAATTGGTCATAAGGTCGTGTATTTACCTGATCTCATTTTCAAAACATTCTTCCGGTTCCCGGAGCTTTTATAACTTACATGAACCCATGCAGGAGCGATATCATTACCACCTTCCCAAATCAGCTGATCAAACTCCAGGTTGTTTCTCACCAGGTTAAAAAGCCCGGCGTTATCATCACAACTCAGATCGGCAGCTTCACCCTTACAATGTTGGCTTGTGTTCACTCCTCCCACTGAAATATTTACCGAAACGGACCGGAAGCCTGAGTTAACCTCGATAGGCTGACCGTACAGATCCCGAAGCGGCTGAAGTACATTTATTGCCAGTTGCTTTAAAGCATCCAGCTGTACATCGTTCGGCCTGTTAGGCATCATGGTTGATGTTTGTGTTAATTCTTCGAGGGTGAAATTTTCAGTGAGGTTCATGGGTAGATGGGTTTATACTTTTCCAAAGCTTTTATACGATTAAAAAAGCTTTGGAAAAGTTATTTAAAACTACGCGGCAGCTTGTACCAGGACAAACACACCCTTACCGTCAGCCCGTTTGATACGACCTCCTAAGCGGACAAGAGCCGAATAGATGTCACCATACTGGGTAGGATCGCCAATGTTTTCGAAGAATTCTTTTTCTCCAAGGGCACGGATCACAAGATCTTTATGCCAGAATAGAGATGCTCCATTATCGGTAACGGCTGCCACTGCATCAGGATCGATTGGCGCAGGGGTCGCAGCATTAGTGTATCTCAATACGGTAGCTCGGGAGTCAAGAAAGACAAATCCAAATAACTTACCAACCACACCGGTTTCGGCATTGTAATATTTTGAGAATTCACGTTCCTGGGTTACACTCAATTCGTCAGTGAACTGATCCATCATATCTGCATCCAGACAAGCTACCCGGCCATCAGATGGTACATTCTGTTTGTCCATCCACTTTTTCATGGATTTAACATCCTTCACGGTTACAGCCTTACGGTTCCCGGTTCCATAATGTGCCTCGACGGCTGCACCGGTAGTACGCTTGATACTTGCACCTATAGTTGGTGCCCAATACCTGAAGAACCAATCGCCAACCAATTCGTTGATAGCTGAAGACTGTTCGCCCAATACACTAGCACGTTTGTCATACGATGTTTCGTATTTCTCAGCGTTTTCAATTTTAATCGGGTCGCTGGTAAATTCGTCGAGTACAAATGTGATATCCGAATCCTGGCGAAGAGTTACCGTAGCAGGAAAATTAGTCCGGTTGCGTTTAACTGCCGGTTTTGCTCCTGCATTGGCTATGTGAACCACCTTGCCTGATAATACAAAGGCATCGGCATTCATGGCAAAATTCAGGTGTGGGTTAGCCTTAAACAGGTTACCAACGATGTCGTTAATCCAGATTTCTTTCTGAATACCTTCGAATGCCAGGCCAGCGGGCATCTGAATAAATGAGGCTGCAAATATTCCGCCAGCTAACGGTATAAAAGGAACTGCGGCTACAGAGGCCAGCGCAAATGCTGAAAACATCGCAAACATGAGCGATAACATCAGACTCTTAAGTGAAATTCGTTTTTTCATTTGTGTATAAAAATTTAAAGGTTTTTAAATTGAATTGTAGAGATAAGGAATTGCCTTGTCCCTAACAGATTTTTAGGCCGCTGGCACGAATGCCACGCCGTCGTACACGTATGTTTTGAAAACTACAGTACCGGCAGCTACGGCCACTTCAGGAGCATCAGCATCAAAACCGGCTCCGATGGTAGCAGTGCGGTTGGTAGCGTCAGCGCTCAGCTTCACGTACAGTTTTGCACCTGGGGTCACCTGTTCAGCAATGGCGAGATTGATAGTCACGTTTCCAGTCAGTTCTTCCGGCTGTAAAAAGGTTTCCATCTGGTTGATTTCAACTTCCAACACTGCCTCGTAATCGGGCGTTTGTTTTTCAGCAATTGGGAAAAGTACTTCGTTGGTCTGTTCATTTGCGCCTGTTGGCGGGATAAAATTGAACGAGCTTGATGAGCCGTCCTGATTCTTCTTAATCCACATGATTATGCTTTTTTAAGGGGTTTCTTGCCGAATTTTGTTTCAAACTTGCTTTCATACAAGTCGTAATACTTGGTTTTAACTGTTTCCAGTTTATTGCCTTTGTCCAGTTGGTCCCAGCTCAGTTTCGTGAGTTGTTCGAGTTCAGTTGCATCGGTTTCGCTTGAAAGTTGTTCTTTAACGCTTTTGCGTTTTGGAATAGCATTCAATGCAGTTTTAGCAGCTTCATGATTGCTTTCGAAAAATTTCAGGTACGAATCCTTACCATTAGCGTCAATACGGCCATCTGTTACGGCAGCATCAACCAGAGCGGTTGCCTCGGCTTTTTTCGCATTGACATCAGCCAATTTTAAGCCATCATTTTCGGTTTTGAACTGATCGCGCTCAGTTGTCAGTTGTGTAATCGTTTGTTCCGTGGTTTTGGCTTTATCGGCCAATTCCTGAACCTGTGCAACTGTCAACTCACTGCCATCAGCGAGCTTTACAATTTCCATGTTATCATCTGTTTTTAAAATGAGTTTTTTGAGAGGTATTTCCTGACCAGGTTTGTCAGAAAGGGTGATCAGCTGATCATCTTCATCGTAGAAGGCGAGGGAATTGTCATTTGATCCTAAATCAACAATTGATATTTCCCGTAATTGCCATTTGGTAATGGTTTCGTAGCGTTGCCCTGGCTTCAGGTACTTCGGATCAGACGAAGCTTCAATGGTTTTAATTCCTGCTGATACCATCTTTAAAACGCCATCTTCCCACTTCTGGGCAATCTTAGCGGCAAAATCGTCTTTCATATCAAAAACAGGATCACCTTCCCAACGCTGTTCTTTTTCGTTAAAACGAACATTTTCGACCGTTCCAAGCGGTAACACTTCATCTTTTGTTCCACGCCATGCACGGTTATGCATCCATAGAAGGATATTGTTCTTTTTATACTGACTTAAATCGGCACCGGAGTTCAACAGGTAAAATCCGTAGGTGTTGATCGACTCGTCTGATATTACACAACTTTTAGCCATTTTCTGGATTACGTTTTGAGTTTGTTCTGATCCATTTCGGATAATTCGATGAGCAAACTTAAACCGTTTTATAATGCCCTGAAAATCAATAAGACATGATGCGCCAGATTTGGCAGATGATACGCCATAATTGGGACATGACACGCCAGATCTGGCGTATCATGTCCGAACAGTTTTCCCGGCTCTTATTTATAGTGCAATTTTGATCAACCAAAGCAAAAAATAAGATGTCCGGATTAACCATCGATCAGAAAAAAGAGTGGGCTGAATTACTCTGTACAAAGGAGGGATACAGCCAGAAAGATGCCGCCGCCAAGGTTGGCGTTTCAACAGTTACTATGAATAAATGGTACAACGAAGGCAACTGGCTTCGGGTCCGCCAGTCGATGCTAATTACCCGTCAGGAGCAATTGAGCCGGTTGTATATGCAGCTCGATGAACTGACCTCATTCATTAAGAAAAAACCGGAAGGTGAACGCTTTGCCAACTCCAAGGAAGCCGATACAATTTCTAAGCTGGCCGGTTCAATAAAAACTATGGAAACCGAAGCAAGCATCGCCGATGTGGTTGAAGTATCAAAACGGTTTCTCTCCTGGTACCGTCCGTTCAATCATACCAAAGCTTTGGAGATTGCAGGGCTATTCAACGATTTTATTAAAGACATTTTAAAACGCTAATCGATGGCTCAGTCAGTATTAAAACCGGGCGACCGGCAGGCAGGGCGTGAGTGGGATGGATACTATGAGAGTTTCATCGCTTCAGTAGCAGCCGAGACCAACGAAAGCGATAACGATCGTAAAAAACGGGTTTCTAAACTGGAGGCCAACTTCGAAGACTGGAAAATGTATTATTTTCCAAAATACTGTTATGCCCCTTCAGCTTCGTTTCACAAGCGAGCTGCTAAACGCGAACTCGAAAATGACGAATGGTATGAGTCGCGGGTTTGGGCGCGTGAACTTTCAAAGGACGTGGTTGAAATGATGATTACCCTTCACCAGGCTTTGACCCGAAAAAAGAAAAATATACTCTTCATTTCGAACAGTAACGATAAAGCATGTGAATTGCTCGAACCTTACCGTATCAATTTAACCAGCAATGAACGGTTGATTAATGATTACGGAATACAGGAAAATCCTGGATCATGGGCTTACGGTGATTTCACCACAACCCAGGGCGTTTCGTTCCTGGCTGTTGGTGCCGGTCAGTCTCCCCGTGGTAGCCGCAATGAAGAGGTTCGGCCTGACAAGATTATCATTTCGGATATCGATACCGACGAGGATGTTCGTAATGTCGACATTATTACCAAACGCTGGGAATGGTTCGAGA